AGAGGTTTATTAGTTAATAAACAATCTAATGACTCAAACATTCCTGTTATATTTGGAGAAAGACTTGTTGGTGGAACTAGAGTCTTTATGGAAACATCAGGCACAGATAATACTTATTTATATATGGCAATCGTTATGTCAGAGGGAGAGATAAACGATATAGAAGAAATAAAAGTAGATGATAAAGTTGTTACTTGGGCAAGTGCATTATCAGATGGAACAGAGGTAGAAGTAGGAAGTGGAGATAGTAATTTCTATAAAGATTCAACAAGTTTAATTAAAGTAGAACCTCATTTTGGAACAGATGGTCAATCAGCATCATCTTTATTATCAACATTATCATCTTGGGGAAGTAATCATAAATTATCTGGTTTATGTTATTTAGCATTGAGGTTTAAATGGAATCAAGACGCATTTACTGGGATACCTAAAGTTCAAGCAAAGATACAAGGTAAAAAAGTTGTATTTTATAATTCTGGTTTAGCAGCACAAACACCAGCTTATAAAACAAATCCAGCTTGGTGTTTATTAGATTATTTAACAAATGAAAGATATGGAAAAGGTATTGCTATTTCTGAAATAGATTTACAATCTTTTTATGATGCTTCAGTTGTTTGTGAAACACAAGTAACACCATATTCAGGTGCTAGTGATATAAATATTTTTGATACAAATGCTGCAATAGATACATCACAAAAGATTATAGATAATGTTAGAGAAATATTAAAAGGTTGTAGAGGTTATCTCCCATATACAAATGGTAAATATAAATTAATTATTGAAACAACAGGAAGTGCAAGTATCACATTAACAGAAGATGATATTATAGGTGGATATAATTTATCTATTCCAACAAAGAATGAAAGATACAATAGAGTTATTGTTGGTTTTGTTAATCCAGCTAGATCATTTCAAGTAGATGAAGTTCAGTACCCAGCCATAGATGATAGTGGATATGCAACAGCAGATAAACACGCAACTATGAAAACTGCTGATGGTGGGTTTTTATTAGAGGGTAGATTTACATTTAAAACTTTAACATCTCCATATCAAGCAGAGGAAATGGCAGAGGTTATTTTAAGAAGAAGTAGAGAAGCATTAACACTTGGTATCAATGTTAGCTTTGATGCTTATGATTTAGCCATAGGAGATATAGTAAATATTACACATAGTTCACTAGGTTTTTCTGCTAAAGCATTTAGAGTTATGGGTTTGACATTTAACGAAGATTACACTATAGGATTATCTCTTGTTGAGTATCAGGCTAGTCATTATACTTGGGCAACAAAATCACAAGTTAGTTCTACACCATCTACTAATTTACCTAACCCATTTACAATCCAACCACCAGCTAGTGTTACATTATCTGACCAATTAATTGAATATAACGATGGAACTGTAATTGTAGCTTTAGATGTATCAATAGGTGCTTCTCCTGATTCGTTTATAGATTTTTACCAAGTAGAATACAAATTAAGTACAGATTCAGATTTTATTATTTATGCACAAGGTTCAGGATTAAATCACAGAGTTTTAAATGTAATTGATCAATCAACTTATGATGTAAGAGTTAAAGCAGTTAATACATTAGGTGTATCATCAACTTATGTATCTGCACAAAGAAAGATTATTGGTGCTATTGAGCCACCTAGTGATGTAACAGATTTTTCTTGTAATATTGTAGGACAAGAAGCACATTTAGGTTGGGAACAAATATCTGATTTAGATTTAGCATTTTATAATTTAAGATTTAGTAAAGAAACTGATGGTAGTGCAAGTTGGGAAAACTCGGTAGCTTTAGTAGAAAAAATATCAAGACCAGCAACATCTATTTCTGTACCAGCTAGACAAGGAACTTATCTTATTAAAGCAGTAGATAAATTAGGAAACTTTAGTTCTAATGCAACTGCTGTTATTTCTAATGTAACATCAGTATTAAATTTTAACGCAGTAGCAACGCAATCAGAACACCCTAATTTTACTGGAACATTAACAAATGCACTTATTTCTGATAGCACCATTAGATTAGATTCATCAGAATTATTTGATGCAGCTAGTGGAGATTTTGATGATGAAACTACAAGATTCTTTGATTCAGGTGTTGCGAATGCTGATTTTTTTGCAAGTGGTAATTATTTATTTGCAGATGTTATAGATATAGGTGCTAAACATACAGCTAGAATTACAGCTAGTTTATCACAATCCTCTGACAATCCTGATGATTTATTTGATAATAGATCAGGATTATTTGATTCTTCTTCATCTAACTTTGATGGAGATACACCAGCTAATGCAAATGCACATTTAGAAATAGCAACTTCAGATGACAATTCTACATATACAGCTTTTCAAACATTTGTTATTGGCGATTATACTGCTAGATATTTTAAATTTAGAGTTGTTTTAATTTCAAGAGATTTAGCTTCTACTCCTGTTGTATCAGAAGTAACAGTTACAATAGATATGCCAGACAGAATATTTAGTGAAAATAATATAACTTCAGGTGCTGGAACTAAAACTGTAACATTTACAAATCCATACAAATCTGCTAGTTATGCAGTAGGAATTACAGCAGAAAATATGGCAACAGGAGATTTTTTTACTGTATCAAACAAAACTGTCAATGGCTTTGATGTATTGTTCAAAAATTCTAGTGGAACAAATGTATCAAGAACATTTGATTTTATTGCAAAAGGTTTTTAAAAGGAGTATAAGAAATTATGGCACAACACGATTTTAACATAGCTAACGCATCATTCCCAACTGTAAGAGCAGATATTAACAATGTATTAACTGCAATTAATACAACTCAATTAGGTGCATCTGCACCAAGTACAGCAGCACAAGGCACACTTTGGATAGACTCTGGTACATCAGGAGTTTTAAAATTAAAGTTGAATGATGGCACAGATAATATAGAACTATTACAAGTAAATATTTCAAGTAATGCAGTATCAAGCACTATGTCAGTTACAGGAACAATAGCTGAAACCGACCCAAATGCTTTACCACTAGCAATAGCTTTAGGATAAGGAGAATAAATGGCAAATACTTTTAAGGTAAAAACAAATGGTGCGATGCCAGCAAGTGCTGGAACTCCACTAACTCTTTACACAGTTCCATCATCTACAACAACAGTAGTTATTGGATTAACACTTTGTAATATTCACACTTCAGCTGTAACTGCTGATGTTCAATTAGTATCAGACACATCAGATACAGAAACAAATGAAACAGTTTTATTAATTAAAGATGTCAGTATTCCAGCTGGGTCATCATTAGAACTTTTAACAGGTGGTAAAGTTGTTCTTCAAACAACTGATATATTAAAAATAGATTGTTCAGTTACAGCTAAAATAGACGCAACATTATCAATCCTAGAAATAACATAGGAGTAATTAATGGCTTACATAGGACAAGCACCAGCAAACAAACCTGTAAGTGCTTCTGATTTAGAAGATGGATTAATTACAAATTCAAAACTAGCACAAGATATAATTTCAGGAGAAACAGAATTAGCAACTGCACCAGCTGATACAGATGAATTTTTAATTAGTGATTCAGGCGTTCTTAAAAGATTAGATGCTAGTTTAGTAGGTGGTGGTGGTAAATTATTACAAACTGCTTTAGTAACTGCAAGTACAGCACAAACAATATCTTCTTCAACTTATTCAGACTTAACAGGAATGACAGTTAATATAACACCTGTAAGTTCAACATCAAAATTTTTAATAACTGCACATCTAAACATAACTTTACCAACAACATCTGGTGGTTCAACTGACATAGGTTTTAATTCTAAAATTTTAAGAGATAGTACAGTTGTTGTAGATAATGCAGTTACAGGGGATTATGGTTCAATATACTATCTACAAGGAAGTTCAAATCTACATTTATTTGATACAATTTTAGGATATGATGATCATAATTCATCATCACAAGTTACAATTAAAGTACAAGGTAGAGAGCCTGAGGGTAATACTGCTAAATTAAATATAAATAGTGCAAAAAATTCTTATTTATTAGTACAGGAGATAGAACAATAATGATTACAATAGCTGAAGCAATCAAATCAATAAATCCAAATGCAGAATTTGTTTATACAGAAGAAGATATAAATACTATTGAATGGCACAATGGAACAACACCAATATCTGTTTCTGATATTCAAGCAAAACAATCAGAATTACAAACTGCTTATGACAATGCAGAGTATCAAAGAAAAAGAGCAAAAGAATATCCATCTATTGTAGATCAATTAGACGACATTTATCATAATGGTATAGATGGTTGGAAAACAACAATAAAAGCAGTTAAGGACAAATATCCAAAGGAATAATTTATGGCATATATAGGTAAAACACCAATTACAGGTAATTTTGTTAAACTAGACGCAATAAGTGTAGTTAATGGTCAAGCTAGTTATACTATGAATAATGGTGGCTCTGCTTTTACAGATTACGAAAATGTAAATCAATTTTTAGTTTCACTTAATGGTATTTTACAAGCACCAACAGATTCATTTTCTGTGTCAGGCTCTACTTTGACATTCGCTTCAAATTTGGCGACAGGAGATGTCATTGACTTTGTAATTGTTCTTGGAAATACTTTAGACATAGGAACACCATCTGATGCTACTGTCACACAAGCTAAAACAAATTTTGTATCAACATCATCATCTGCTGGATTACAAATAAAAGGCGATGGTACTACTGATGGTACTTTACAATTAAACTGTTCTCAAAATTCACATGGAATAAAATTAAAATCTCCAGCACATTCTGCTGGTGCTTCATACACTTTAACTTTCCCAAATAATGATGGAGATGCAAACCAAGTTTTAACAACAGATGGTTCAGGTGTTTTAAGTTTTGCTGATGCTGGTGGTGGTGCATTTGAAAAATTAGTAACAACAAATATAACAAGTGGTGCAGTTACTAATGTTACATTTGACAATACATACATCACATCTACTTACAGAGATTATAGAATAATTTGTTCTAATTTTGAAGTTTCAGCAGATAGTTATTTTTATATGAGAATAAGCAGTGATAATGGCTCTAATTTTTTAAGTGCAAACAATTATAAATATGCTTCAAGATCATATAAATCTGACGGTACAACGAATAGTCAAGCAAGTAATGGAACAGGGGAATTTAGAATGACTGCCGATACAATGAAAGATGGTGGTAGTCCAAGTGACCATACTTCTTCCATAATAATAGATATATTTGACCCTTTAAATACAAATACTTGTTTTAGTGCCTCTTGGAGAGGTTTTTTTACAAGTGGTTCAAGTTTAGCTTGTGGATTATATGGTGGTGGTTTTTACGATGCTAATCCAAGTTCTGCATTTAATGCAATTAAATTATTTTTAAATTCAGGTAATCTTGAACTTGGGTCATACACTTTATATGGGAGAAAAATATAATGCCAAGATATAAATTAGTAAATGGAGAACGAATACAGTTCACAGCAGAAGAAGAAGCACAAAGAGATCAAGAAGAAGCTGATTGGGAAGCTGGTGCTTTTGATAGAGCAATAGAACAATTAAGAAAAGACAGAAACAAACTTTTAGCAGATAGTGATTGGTGGGGTGCATCTGATAATACTATGTCAGCAGAGCAAACTCAATATAGACAAGATTTAAGAGATATAACTAATGGATTAACAACAGTTGAAGAAGTAGAAGCTGTTGAGTTTCCAGAAAAACCATAGGAGTTTAAATGGCTCTTAACTTTGCAAATAATAATTCCTTATCAGCAATAACATCTTTACCAGCTTCTATAAGTGGTGGTGGAATGACTTTAATC